GTGACCTTTGCGCTAGGTGTGGATGGGACAGAGCGGTTCCGCTTAGCGGTGACCTTTGGTGTTGATGCCATAGTGACAGTATAGGCGGAAACGTTACAGAATAGGCGGAAATGTTACATAAAAAAATGGAAAAAATAATGGATAAATAGTTGTATTTGCCTTAGCTTTATGGTATAGGACTTCATAAAGATTACATTTCTAATGTTACACAAGTTTGTGAATTTGAATTGAGAATTTGTATTATAATTGCGTTCACAACTATCTTTGATTTTGCGGGTGCGTCAGCTACGTTCCTGGGCAGCTCCACCCGCCTGCCAACCGGGATTGCCATAAAGGTTTCTTACCTTATGTTACACACGATTTGAAACTATGCACTAAATCTAGAATTTGAACTACTGTTACTCCAGCTTTGTAATATTACACAACATACTGTTATGTAATATTACATAGATACAAAAGAAAAGGAGAGGGGCTTTTACCCCTCTCCCTTGTCCGACCCTGTTATTTTTTGCGTCTATCGTAACATGGTTGGCAACAATAGATTTTATCCTTTAGCCTTTTCCAACCTGCACGATGTAAACGGTGGTCTAGATAAGAAGAATCTGTTTCCTCAAAAGATTCTCTACCACAGTAGTCGCACTTTGCTTTCCATATAGTTCGTTGATATATTCCCATTATTTCCGACCCTGTTCTATTTAGTTTGGATATAGTTCTTCATTTGCTAACTCTACGAAGCAGTTAGCGAAATCTTCCCATGGATACCAAGAGTCTATTAGTCCATAGACGAAGTTTTCTAATAACCCCTCTTTGGCGAGAGCCTCGGTAAGTTTCTCTAGTTGTTCTTTAGATACTGACATGACTACCTTTCGGTCTAGGCGGGATTGCCTAGATATAAAGATAACACATAGACCAAACTAATCCGACCCCGTTTAGTATTCTTCTATATTTTTTTTCTAAATTAGTGGTGTAAAGAAACTCTATCTAATATTACACAGTTGATCTCTTGTGTAATATTACACAATAAGATATGTGTAATATTACATAGATCCGAAAAAGAAAAAGGGGGGTCAGGCTCTCGCCCGACCCCGCCCCTTCTTGGCTTCTTGGCTTGTCCCTATCGGTACGGGTCAAACCGTTCCCGTGTGTACTTGTCTAGTTTGCGTATCTTGACCTCTATGTTGTCTGCGGTCTCAACAATGGCAATACCCATACCAACGAGACCGAGGATAGAGAATATAGCGATAGCGAACATCGGGAGGTTCACGCTATACGAGAGTGAGACGAAGATAGCCAACCCTATGGAGATTAGTACCCAACCTGCCATAAAGACGAGTCGTGCCTCCTTGGATACGAACAAGTCACGGCTTCCGATATAGGCAACTATCAGTAAGATAATTGGAACTATTAGTAAGTACAACATTTATTCCTTTCCGCCCGTCATTTGTTCGGGGCTTACTAGACAATGTAAACACTACACGATATCCAAACCTTTTACAACTATTTATAGAAATATTTTTTGACAGTACCATAAAGAAACTGTATCTAATGTTACACAGTTTCCATAAAGGTATAATTTGTAAAGTTACACCGGACATAAAGTTACACACACTAAAATTACACAGACGACTAAAGTTACACTAACACGCATAAATAGTTCAGAGATCCACCCGTCCGAGCTAGTTGCATAGTGCAACTATCTTTACTACCTCTCCCGATTGTTTGCGACCCTGTGCGGCATTGGGGCAAAAAAAAATAGGGGGGAACTCTCCCCCCTACCTTTTTGCGCTTGTGCGCTACTTGCGCACAATGTAAGCCTGTGGAGTCTCACCCTCTCGGTATGACTCCGCACGAACAGCGTACAAGGTATCTTGGGGGAGTCCCATTGCCCGACAGATTGAGAACAAGCGAGCCCGTACCGTATTTTCAGGGCGGTCGTGCGTAATCTCACCCTCTTTAGCCTCTCCGAGAATGTCGGAGAAATTGACTAGGACAGCCTTTTTACGACTTGCGTACTCTCGGCGGGCTTGAGCCTCTTGGCGACTCTTGCCCGTTGTAATGTTCTCGCTTGACATAGGTGCGATTGCGAACGCCCTAGCGATTGCATTGGCGAGAATGTCTGCACCCTCGCCCGTGTAGTACCCTTTCGCACCCTTTTTGAGATTGGCGGTGCGTGCGGTGCGCAAGTGCGCCATTACAGCACTTTTGGTCACTTTTGCGGTGGTTGTTGTCTTGGTTGTGCGACTCTGCTGTGCAGTGGTCTTGGTATTTTTTGCCATACCCCTATGTTACACAAACTAGGCAGGATTGCAAGCATTATCTTTATGCATAGTTATGCATAATCATTCACCCAAACCCTTATTTTATGGCGAGATCCTGCCCAATTATGCATACCTATGCAGGGTGGGGTGGGGGGTGGCGCACCCTATGGGGATTGACCCCCCGAACATACGTTCGGCGTAGCCCCTAGATCAGTGCATAGCACTCTTGGAATATATACTCAAATTTTTAAAAATATTGGATTCGGGGGGAATGCCCAAAAATTTTTATTAAAATTTACTCAGAGTCGGGGGTTGACGGATGGCGGGGAATTGGAGACTCATCCGGGGATGGCTTCTTCGAGGCTGCTTCCTTGATCATCTTGTCAAGACTTCGGGCTAATGCTTTCTTATTCTCAAGTATCTTATTCTTTGCTTCTTCAGAAAGGGGTTGAACATTATTCTTCATAGTTGAATAAATCTTGTTCTTCTTCTTCAATAGATCAAGATCACGATACACAAAGGCTTGAATCTCTTCATAATCATCTTCAATGGAGATATTTCTATTGGAAAGCTCAATGCTATAAAAATCGGGTTTTAACTTCTTTTCAGAACTCTTAAAAGAGATTTTTTCTTTTAACATTTTAAATATATTCATATAGGGAAGTATAGAGGGAAGGTGGGGTGGTTCGACACATATTTGGGGAATTTCTCGAAAATTTGGGGGAGTCCCACAAGGTTGGGGAAATCATCGGGAGTCAAATAATCAAATACAAGCAATTAGAATCAATTAGTTTTTTTTCGGGGCCACCCTTGATATGGGGACTACAAGTAGAAGGTATCCAACTTTTTCTGGAATTTGGGGACACAACTTGAATGACCGGTTTGGAGGTAGTAGTAATCATATAAATCTATAGCCGATTCCATCCAAGAGTCACGATCTTCAAGAAGGGTTTCATTCTTCTCCATATGATGATTAAGCCGCTCTATGAGGTAGTTAATTTCTTGCCGCAAGCGTTCAATCTCATCGGCTGCTTCATTCATAATCACATCGGGTATGTCTCCGTCACGCATGAAGTCATATCCCCGTAGTCGGGTCATAATGTTGTCAGTCATCAGAATTCTCCCTTAATATATTTTGCCAAGGATCTATTTGTATTTCCAATTCTTTGAGGTGTCTTGTGCTCCTCAAGTTCCGCTTTTAGACGCTTAATCTCATCCGCTTGTTTTTCAAGAGTATCGGCAATCGCTGATACAAATTCAGGAGCCATCGTCATTTGATAGCGATCTTCGTGCTTTAATGCCTCCCGCATTCGCTTCACGATATCATCAGTCATTTTCAACTCCATATTCATACCTTTCATCATCGGATGTTCTCCACTTTAGAGCATCTTCCACATCCCATTGGCTTGTGTTGATTAGCCTATCAATTAGGGTCCCCTTCTTTGTGGTGAACGAAGGATCAAATAATCTAACCCGATTGTTTGGCTGTATCGCAAAATTGCCATCATCTCTTTGAATGACATGACCGCACTTATGCTGACCGGGATTTTGGCTAAATCCGGTATTTAGAATATTATCATCTGGAGCATGCCAGTCAAGTGTGAATAGATATTTTCCATTCACAAATTCGCCGCTTCGAGAAACATAGGTCATTCTCATATTCCTCATTGCATAAAACTCGGTTGCCGTGACATGTGATGAGAAGGAGTTCCATAGGACAAGATCATGGATGTCCACCTCTGGGGTGTCAGGCTTCGCACAGAAGGCAGAAATTGGCATTCTCCACCAAACACCGCCATCCTCCATTAGAAAGTGAAATAGAGGGCTCCTGGATGGGATTGAAGTAACCCCAAAGATCACACACGGAAAATATTGATCATGTGAATCAACTTGATTCCTCAAATAGTTACCACGAACATAACATTCGATTGATGGGATGTTTGCATTAAGTTCTGGCATTATTCTCCTAAGTTAGATGTTTTGCTTAATAGTCTATCAATAGCGTTCCATAAGGTTGGCCATTCTCTTCTATGTTTAAACATAATCTTACGATGATGCTTTGGATATGGTCCTTCATTGGTTATAGATTTCTCTAAAATTTCAATATGATCTTTTAGATGCATCAGTTGAGATTTTGCATTAAACGCATCAATGGAAAATTTTTCACATGTTTTAGCCCAAGTCTCAACATCACAATATAGTTTTTGTTTTTCCTCTTGGAGGCGCATGATTGAGGATTGTAAATCCCTAATTGTTGCTTCATATTCATTTGACATAGCACCCAGAGTAGGGTTCGAACCTACGACCAACGGATTAACAGTCCGTAGCTCTGCCAACTGAGCTATCTGGGTATAGGCACATCCTATACCAAACAAGACGCTAAAACAACATCTACTAAGATTCTTAATGGAGCCGAATCAGAGGATTGAACTCTGGACCTACGCATTACAAGTGCGTTGCTCTACCACTGAGCTAATTCGGCAAAAGACAAACCCCCATGCTTTCACATGAGGGTTAGCCGTAACTATAACGGTCCCAAGGTAGCCTGCACTTGCGCAACAGACACTCGGTGTCATATATATTATATCACCTTGAGTTCTTGTAAAACCCTCCACCTTTTAATTGCACACCCGGTGAATGGTATACCTGTTTTAAAACCTCATTGCATTCTGGACAAGTTGTGGTTTTTTGTTCTTCCATGATTCCACGTGTCTCCTCGAATATATGAGAATTTTTACACCTGTATTGATAAATGGGCATATTACCTCTCTTGCACAAAAGTTTGAAAAGGTGAACCAGTATATGGATCAAATTTGGATGCAATAGTCAGTGCTTTGTTTAATGCAGTTTTGGCTTTTTGAACAGTTAACTCTTTTCCACCTGTTAATGCATGTAATGCGCCAAGTGCATATGAAGAACCAGTGCCAATTGCATAAATACCTGTCTTATCAGATGTCCAAGAGTAATCGCCATCAATAATATACATTGTTCCATTAATGACAACAAGAATCTGTGAAGAGTGTTCTGCTATATGGCTCTTTTCATCATTATCAGGAGTTGCGTATCCTGTAGATTCAAAACAGTCTCTAAGTGATGGAATAAATTTCTGAGTAATAAATTGATCGAGTTTTACCCCAGATGTTGTAAAAGTTGGAACCGGAGGTACAAAAGCGTGATGAAGAATATTAATTGCTCTTACATCTCCAGCAGCTCCTAAAAGATATCTTCCATTCTGTGCAACCTTGCTTGAACCTGTTCCAAGAGTGGTGATCTGATATGCCATTCCTGAATCATCAAAAGATGAAACTCTTGAGTCTGTGCATATGATTGAATAATCTGAGCCTTGAATTCCAACAATTGTAGTCATTAAGAATCTGACTCCATTTCTAACAGGAACCAACTGTTAATCCACATAATGGCAACAGTAGAATACCCAATAATATCGAGCAAGGTATCAAACACTGTCTCGCCCTTAACTGAATTCACTCCATTACGCTTAGGCGATAAAAGATTTTCAAGTCTAGCAATCTTGTCGTGCACTCTTACAACTAATCCAAAAACACCAAACTTTGAAATATTGTTTGGACCATAATCCCTTTGCTTTCTTGCAACTACATGGGCAATTTCATTTTTTGAAAGATGAATATTTTCAAATGTCTTATAAGTATTTTCATTTTTAAGACTTGTAAAAATTTCAATAGCGCAATTTGAGAGAAGCAAGTACATAAATTGATGGGCTTGCATCAACTCTTTTCTTTCATAATCTTCAATTTCATTACCAATCTCAAGCCTTGAAAGATCTGAGGTCAAGTATTCATCAATAATTGATCGCATCATTTCAAGATGACTGTCAACTCGAATATTCATGCGTTGAATATATTTATTATTTCTAATAGATGTGTTTTCATAAACATATTCAAGAACTTCAGCAAGATTTTTTCCAAAAAACACATCGGAGAAATCAAAAATACGATCTACGGTGTATTGATCTGCTTGCTCCCAAAACTGAAAGTCTTTATTTTTAACGGATATAAGATTTTCAATATCAATACCAATCATAAACTATCTGCCCTCACTTGGGTCCAAGATTTGGAATTCTCCTCTTTTAACCTTTTTAAACAAGTGTCTATTTGAGTTATAGAAATTGTAAAAAGTTGGCAAAGAAATTCCCAAATCTTCAGATACTGTTTTAGGAGTGACGATATTTCCAATATTAGATTTAATGTAGCCAGAAATATCTTTTGTCTTTCTCCCTCTTTTCTTGGCTCCAGTCTCTGAAACCTTGCCAAATCCGAAAAACTCGTACCATTTCACAACTAGATCAATTGAAACTGTGTAGTAACTTGCAATTTGTTCGGGATTCTTATCATCTCTATAACCACTAATAACAGAGTAAGCAGCTCTCCTGTCTTCCCCGGTGGTTTCGGTTGGAATACTTTCAATGTATTCATTTTCTTCAATTTTACTGAGCATCATATTTCCTTTCGATGTTTCAAATAGAAGGATATCACGGTTTTTAAAAAAATGTCGGTATTTTTAAAAAAAGTGAAGCGCCCCTATTCACGATCATAATCTTTCGAAATACAATCGCCTAGAGGCGCTTCACAAATTTATTTATCTTTTAAATGCCAGTCAATATGACCGTCTAATTTCTTACCGACTTCTCTGACATCATCTTGAACTTCAGTAATTGCTCTGATAACCAATCCATGATCATCCCGATTTTCCTTCTTCAATTTCTGAAATTGGAAAGCAAGAATAGAGCCAACGACTCCGATTATTGCAACAACTATACTAGCCCAAGCTTCGTTCATTTTTAATCATTCATCAAGAAATTAGCAATAGTTTCGATATCCATATCGAAATCGCCGTACTGAGCAGTGTGCTCTGACAAAACAGCAACAAGGTCTGCTTTCTTTACGCTATCTGGATCAAGAGGAACCTCTTGAGTAGCAGATGTCTTACCAGCACCCGATGTTGGGGTTGGTGCGGAACCGGATGTTGGAATGGTTGTTACCTTCTTTTCTGGGTCCAATGGGACATCTGTCATCATAGCCTTCATAATATCAGCCTGTGAGTTGTGCCATGCAGCGGCCTTGATGTGGTCTTGCATAGAGTCAGCAGCAGATTTTGCCATTTGCTCGTGCCATGATTGCATTGCAACATGATCTTGAGCCATTTTTTCAATGTTGTACTTCATTATTTCTCCTTATTATTTAATAAATCTCTAACTAAAGAGATAAGGCTAAGCATTTCGCTCTCTTCTGACATATCTTCTGACATATCTTCAGCCTCTTCTTCTTCGTCATATTCCTCTTCGGTTATGTAACCATCTGGGATTATAGCGAATCGACATTTTCCATACTCCTCTACTTGTTGGGAGATAATGGAGCAAACCCCATCCCCCTTGTAAAGGGCACAATTACCGCAATGAACTCCGATTTCTTTATCATCGTTCTCTTCTGCGGATTCATATCCTACCCAAATTCCACTACCTTCTCTGTCGAAAGGACCGTAAATTTGAGCAACCATCAATAGAGCATTTGACAATGCTGCCTCTGGCTCTGCAAGGTCTTCTGCGACCTTGTTAACTTCTAAATTTTTATTCATTGTTCTGTAACCTCCTCCTCTTTTTTTATACTCACGAACAAGCCAAGCGTTTGCATATGCGGAAGGGTATACATCAAATTTAGCCTTTGCTTCAGCTTTTACTCGTGCATACAGTTCTGGATTTGTTGGAACTGCGGCTTTTTCTGTTGTTACATATATTGGTTTTTTACCATCTCTTGTTTGAGTTGACTCTGCCCTTCTTTTCCTTCGAACTGCAGAAGCAATTTGTTCCGGAGTCATTCTTGCTGCTCTCGCTGCAGGAACACACTTAGGATATTTACCAGTGCTGGCATCTGATCTACCACAAGGATAAAATCCTCCGCCAGGTTTTGGTCTTGAGATATCAACCCAATCTTCTCTAAACCAGTCTCTTAAAGACTTTAATACATCTTCAAGCAGTTTCTCATTAAAAGCTTTTTCTGCGGAATATTCACCTGTTGCAATTCCCTGTATGGTTGCTTTTCTTTTTGCCTCGTTCATTGAAGACTCATCCCCTCTGGTGTAGGTGTAGCACTTACCGCTATCACCCCATTTAAAACCTGGGTTATTATTATCTGAGCATGATTTTACAGGCATAGTGTAACTAATTATATCATCATTCTATTGATAAATAGAATATAAATCTTCTCTACTCCACCTTTGAACAGGTATCTGAACATCTCTAAAGTAATTAAAAGCATCTTCTGAGGTGTAGTATATGCGAGCATAGGCTTTCAGGGCATCTTCATCGTATACCGGACATTTTGGATTGGGGTCTAAATACACAGCCTTGAACTGATATGGATCCTCGTGCCAATGTATTGCATTAACTACGACCAATTTGGCATTGCAGTATGGGCAAAGTTTTTCCGGATATGGAAAATCAGGTATCACCCTTCCCATCAGCATCTGGATCCTCCTTGTCATTAAAAACCTTGCTGGTTAATATAAAATTAATTATATCGTCAATTTTCTTCTGTGCGATCTCTATGCCATCCATTAGGCAATGAACTTCATCCAAGTCAATTTCATATTCATCATCAGGAGAAGTAATTACAAAAGCTGGAACAAAATATCCCTCAAACGGGACTGCTTTAATCGTTATTGATAAAGTTTCAATATCATTCAGATTATAATTGTGAGGGTAATTAACTATTCTCATCTTGCTTCTTTGAGGTGATTAGTGGAAAAACAATTGTTATATGCACAAACATTGTAATGAAAAATGCTGGAAGAATGCCTGTGGTTCTTTCCATTAAGGAATCCAAACCTGATTTAAGAATAAATACAGATATAAAAGTCCAAATGGCATAAGGTAAAAATATCTTTATCATATCGCAACCCTTCCCGCTTTTTCAAAGGCTTCATGAGTTATTGGCATAATCTTTGAAAACATTAATTCAATAATTTTTGCATACTCTTGTATCTCGTACTGAGCAGATTCTTCATTTCTTAAAGAGATAAAGTTAATCAGAGATCTTGCATTAACTGTCCAAATAAACTCTGTATATTGACTTACTGGAAGTACACATCTGGCAATTTCTTTAGCAATGCCCATATCAATTAGCTTATAATAAGCCTCATCTGCTGCAAGCATTGATTGTCTGAAGATTGAATAAAATGCATCCTTTACTTGTGGATCCGAAATCTCTTCAAAAGAGTATGCGCCAGGTTTTCCAATTTGTTTTCTTATATCGTTAAATGATGGAATATAGTAATCAATATTTTGTGGTTTATGATATCTCATACTCATTTCATTAAATGAAGACCATCTATGACGCATCCACTCTCTGGTGACAAAAATTGGTGCTTTAATCCTGAACTTGAATACCACATGCTCAAAAGGGGTAGCATGCTTATTCTTCATAAGATAATTAATTAATCCAATAGAGGCTTCATCGATCTCAGCAACCTGTGCTGCGAAGCTGACTTTTGCAGCATTAACCACTGAAAGGTCATTTCCTAAAACATCAAGCAACTCAACCTCTCCATGGTCAAGAATGTCATAAACTGTATTTTTATAATCCATGGTCGACAGGTTATCAGAAGATTCCAAAAAAATCTCAAAAAAAAAATCATTTTCTGAGAGCGAAATCTTGACAAGGGGTGTATGCTAAAGCATGCCAATGCGCTACATGCTTAGTATGCTAAGCATGCTAGGTATGCTAAACATACTTAGATTACTTATATATACTTATGTATATATAATTACTTATTTATATTTGAATGATGGAATGATATGATTGTTACTATGGAAATAATTGCGGTTGTTGAGTCTGATGACTACGGACCTGCTGTAATTGTTGACCCTGACTTTATCACTGTATTTCATTTTGATGACTTCTATATGGCCGCTACACGCTGTATGTATACTGATCGCCCAATTACCTGCGAAATTTCTGAGGAAATAGCCCTTGGATTGATTTCAAAAGGTGTAAAATGTTTGAGCGCATTAGTGGAAGATCAATCATAAGTAATGAATAAAATTAGCTGGTTTAGCCTTAACAACCTTGATGAATCTGGAGAACTTTGGTATAGCCAAGGTTATTATAATGCTGGGCTAAATACGATTAGATCCTTACAAGATAAGCAAACAGCTGTTTTCTACAATAGAGAAGAAATTGATTATCATATTAATTTCTGTAGCCCGTTGTACTACCAGATGAAAAATAAGTACACTATTGGCTATACCCCTTGGGAATCTACTAAAGTACCTAAAAACTGGATACATAATATGTCTCAATGTGATGAGATTTGGGCTACATCTAATTTCGTTAAAGATATTTATGTCCAGAATAATGTTAATGCAAATATTCATGTAATCCCTCATGGCATTACTCCTGAATGGCAGATATTTGAAAGAGAACTTACAGGAACATTTAATTTTTTACATGTAGGTGGAGATTCTAAAAGAAAGAATGCTCAACTTGTTGTTGATGCTTTTCTAGAACTTTACGATGGTAATGAAGATTTTAAACTTATACTTAAGTATAATAAATTTTGTCATGCAGAAATATATCTAAATGGCAATCTTGTTTCTGCAACCAATCATCCTCAAATTATCGGTATTCCAGAAGTTTTTACAACTGATGAACTTGTAAGGCTTTATCATAAGTGTCATTGCATGGTTTACCCAACCAGCGGAGAGGGTTTTGGATTAATTCCTCTAGAGTCTATGGCTACTGGTTTGCCAACAATTATTACTAACGCTACTGGTTGTACTGATTATGCAGATCTTGGAATTCCTATTTCTGCGACTATGACAAAAGCAGATTGGCACGATCATGTATACAATGACGACACTGGTTACTGGGCATCTCCAAATTTAGATGAACTTTTAAAAACAATGGAATCAGTTGTAGGTGAATATGATGAGATTGCAGATTACGCTCTGAAGTCTGCAAGAATTATTCACGATCAGTGGTCTTGGGGTGCAGTAGCTGATAAGATTCTTGCAAGATACGAAGAATACAAAAATACATTTAACTGACCCTAGTATTTTATGTTTCAAAGTGTCTAGACATTTGATAAGATTGTCTTTACACATTTAAGGAGCACTATGAACACCACAAACAACACCGAGGGGGCAACCCCTCTTTTTTCTTTTAGACTGAGCGATGACTTTGTTGCATCGTACAAAGAGAAGAAAGCGCCATTTGGCTATCAAGACGCTGCGGGTAATTCCGTAGGGGAAATTACTTTTTTAAGAACATATTCAAGAAAGAAAACAGACGGAACAAAAGAAACATGGGTTGATGTTTGTGAAAGAGTCATTAATGGAATGTATTCTCTGCAAAAAGATCATTGCAGAAATAACAAACTTCCATGGAATGGTGCAAAAGCGCAAGCAAGTGCTAAAGAGGCTTTTGATAGGTTGTTCAACCTTAAGTGGACACCTCCTGGTCGTGGACTTTGGATTATGGGTACGGAACTGGTTAATGTCCACAAAAACTCAGCTGCTTTGCAAAACTGTGCTTTTGTATCTACATCAGAAATGTCAAAAGATAATCCGGCAGAACCCTTTGCTTTCTTAATGGAGGCTTCAATGCTTGGAGTTGGTGTTGGCTTTGATGATAAGGGTGCTGATAAAGGATTTGTTATCTATGAACCCAATAAGAATAAAACTGTTGAGGTTATCGAAGACAGCAGAGAAGGTTGGAGAGATGCAACTGTTTCTTTGATTAATTCATACTTGAAAGCAGATCAGAATGTAATTGAGTTTGATTATTCCCTCATTAGACCACTAGGAACTCCAATCAAAACCTTTGGAGGTACTGCATCAGGTCCAGAGCCATTGATTAAGTTGCATAATGCTATTAGAAAACTTTTTGTAAATAGAAACGGTGAAAAATTAACAAGAAAAGATATTGCTGATATTGGAAACCTT